TCAACATATATAAAAAGAGCGCAGGGATATAGCAAGCGGTGCTGCAATTAAACCAAAACCAATTGCAAGAATAAGCAGAAAAATTAGTGTAATCATCGTTCGCTCCTTTATTGAGGAATAATTGTTGAACAATGAAAATACAGCGATAACAAAAAACCGCCTTTTTATCGGCGGTCTTTTTTTTTGAAATCTTTTTAGTGGTGCCTAGGGCCTGTACAAAATAATCTTATAAATCAATAATAGAATATATGTTGGGTGCAATATTGAGCAATCTGATATTAAGATTAAAAATATTATATATTTGTGATCTAAATCAATAAATAATATCTATGTAGATTACAAAAAATGCATAGTGTTGCGTTGATTTGCGTTGAAAGATCCGAAATAAAAGATCTCAATGCCGTTATTATGCAAAAGGCTTGGGCAAGGATCGCAATTTGCGTTGAAATCACTACATTTACTGTGCAGGCGTGGCGGGGAAATGTCTGCGATTTTTCAGGTGGGGTTTTGTGCGCGAAAATGGGGAAAAATAGGTTTTCGTACTTGGTGGGATTATGTGGTTTGTTATAATAGCATCGGGTAATATTATTATATTACAGCAAAAAGAATGGCTATTTTGTGCGGTTAAATCTATGTTTAAGTCTAAGCTTTTATTATAAATAGGCAATAAAAATCCCATGCTGAACACGGGAATGACGGATAAAGTCTTTTGGGTTTAGGCAAAAATTATAAGAAATTGCACCGCACTTTTTTGGATTTTACTCGCTTTCCAATAGCTTGTAATCTTCAAAGCGGATCACTTCAAGCCCTAGCCAATCGTTGATCTCTTTTAGCCGTTCTTGCAACGGAATGATCTCATTAACAAAAAATACCTTCGTGGCTTTTTCCACATCACCAAAACCGCCTGTATTATTAGGGATAATCCCCATTAATTGCGGTGGCACACGGTGAGCAACTAGCACATCATCACGGCTTGCATTTTTGATATTCATAAATTCATCTTTGGCTACGGCATCAGAAAGCGGGATCACTTGCAGCCCTTCTTTTTTGCCGTTTGGCACATAGATGAATAAATTTTTAAAATTGCCCGAACCTTTGGTTTGCTTGATTTGATTTTTGATGGCTTCAATATCATCACGGGTTTGCGTTGGGTCAGTCATATAAATAATTGATCCTGCGTGCGCACCATTCAGATAATATTTACGGCGGAACAGCGTGGCACTCTCATTTAAAAACGCTGATTGTAGGCTGGCCAGATATTCAGGTGTGCCATAAATTTCCTGATTAATATCAGGGTTAATCAAGCAGAACACAGAATCTTTGGCGAACTCATATTCTTCATATCCGTTCACAATTTGGAAAAATTGACCATCTTGCACGCCATTTCGCATATATTTTGCCAAAGGGGATTTCAATCCAATCACCTTGCCAAAGGCATTTTCCACTTTTTCGACATAAGCATAGCCGAATACCAAATAATCTTGCACCAGTTTTTCCAATTGCGTGCGTGGCAAAAGTGCGGTGGTTTTGCAGGTTGAAAGCAAGATATTCTTTTTCACCGTAATCGCACTTTGATGATGTGGCGAAGCATTTAAGGCCTTGGCCAAATAGCTTGGGTTAATCGGTGGCAGATAATATTTGTCATACATCAACACCGATTCAAAGTAATTCAGAATTTCAGCCCGATCTAACACAGGGATAGGCTCACCAAAACTAAATGCTTGGGTTTTGCTATTGCTATGACTATTGTTAAGTGCGGTCATTTTTTTACGAGATTTTTTCATAATTTATCCTAATCAAAAGTAAAAATAGTGGATTGTTGGCTGCCAATATCACCACCCGAGCCATAAGGCACATTTAAAATGCAGTTCATAATCGCCCAAGAAATATCACCGTGGCTGGCTTCTTCCGAGCGATCGGAAACGTAGGTAATCTTTCCGGTGCTGGTAGTGCGTTTTTTGATGGTCATAAAACTGGTGAGAATATCCACGCCATCAAATTTCAAGCGGCGTTTTTGGATCAAGTTTTGCGTTTTCAGAATCATTTCGTTTTTAATATCAGGGTTATAAGTCAGCCCTGTCGCCATAGGGTAAAACTTCAGCACTTCCTGATACACGCCTGACCCCATTCCCGTTTTATCAATCACAATGCGAGTGACGTTATAATCATCACAAAACTGGGCAATGCGTTTGGCTTGTGCTTCATAATCCATACCGTGAAAGGTTTGATGATGTAGCACCCGATAATCGCCCCCTTCCACGCGTGGCGGTGCGACAATCGCCAATGCCGCGCGGTCGCCTGTATAAGCAGGGTCATAACCTAGCCACACTTCGCGATTGCCAAATGGGCGATTCCAACCCGGTACAAAATCGCTCCATTCTTCAAGGCTATCCACTTGGCATAACTGCAAATCCGCTGCCTTAAATGCACTGGTGCTATCATCAGCAAATTGGCATAAAAAAAGTTGCTCAAATTCTTCCTTTGAGTTCTCTGCTAACAAATCTTCAATGTTAAAGAGATTACAGCCACCTTCTAACGCATCATAAATGGTAACAATTTGCTTCCACTGGCGATCACCGCACAGCTTGCCTGCACGCAAATTTGTGTGGGAAATATCAATGTCCACTTTTTCGCCTTTGGCACGGTTACGGTTAAATGCCTTACCCGAAAAAAACGCATAGGCAGGGTGAGCAATGGTTGTAGGTGTGGAAAAATAGGTTTGGCGATAGAATTTCTGCGCGGCCATACCTGATGCCACTTTGCGCATCACATCAAACTTCGGCACCCAGAAAATCTCATCGAAGTATAAATTGCCGTGATAAGATTGGGCGGTTGCCGAGTTTGTCCCTAAAAAGATCAATTCTGCGCCATTCGGCAATTTAATGGTTTCGCCTTTCAGCTCTACGTCCGCTTTTTGCTTGGCGTAATTCACGATATAAGATCGGAACTGCAAGGCTTGCTTCTTGCTGGCAGACAGAAAAATTTGATTATGCCCCGTAGTTAAAGCATCAACTAAGGCTTCGTGGGCGAAATAATAGGTTGCGCCAATCTGACGGCTTTTCAAAATATTGCGGATGCGGTGCTTTTTCGCATCGTGCCAAACACGCTGATAAGCAAACATTTCTTCCAAAAAGCCATTAATAAGCAGCTCTTCCTGTTCTTGGTTAATGGCATTTTGTTCTGGTTTCTTACGCTCGCCTTTATAACGGTTTTTCAGTTTTGGGTTTAAATCCGTTTCGTTACCTTCGCCAAAGGAATAGCGTTTCACTCTTGCGGCTTTTTCCATTTGACGCATTAAAAAATCCAACTCTTTCAAGTCAGATCCTGTTTTCACATCTTTTCGTAGCAACAATAAATACCGGGTTTCAATGCCAAGCTCTACCCGACCGATTGAAGCCATATCATCCCACCTTTCGCGCTCTTTCCAGCTAGAAATAGTCGAAGATGGGATACCCAACTGGCGAGAGATTTCAGCAATTTTATAACCAGCGAAATACATTTCCTTTGCTTGGCGTTTGTTGTCCACTTCTAAGGGCGCTAAATCTATTTGCTCTGTTTGTTCTTGTTCGCTCATCACTTAATAAAATCTGATTTTGAATGACCGCATAATAGAAACCCCATTGCGCACCGTCTTGCCTTTGTGCGTGTTAATAAGATATTCACATTCGCAACCCATAGACCGAAAAAATAAAACCTTACAGAATGTTGGCAATTTGAACACCACACCGAAACCGAAAGGACACACTATGTCGAAAAAATCTAAATGGGTTGTGATTGCCACTGAAGGAGCAACCACAGACGGCCGCGAAATCCAGCGTAACTGGATTGAAGAAATGGCAGAAAGCTATGATCCAAAGAACACTTATGGCGCAAGAATTAATCTTGACCACATCAAATTTAATACCTACTGGAAAGATGTGCCGAACTCACAATGCTTTGGTGATGTGTTAGCACTCAAAGCAGAAGAACGTGAAGATGGTAAATTGCAATTACTCGCCCAATTAAAACCGACTGATGCTTTAATTGAACTCAATCGCGAAGGGCAAAAAGTTTATACATCTGTGGAAATCGACACCAATTTTGCCGACACAGGCAAAGCCTATTTAGTGGGATTAGCGGTTACAGATAACCCAGCAAGCCTTGGCACAGAAATGTTGTCCTTTTCACACAATGGCTTAAACAGTCGCAAGCTCAAAGCAGATAATCTATTTACTGCAGCCATTGAAACGGCTTTCGAGTTTGAAGACATCAACGAAAAACCCACTTTTTCCGTGTTTGAAAAAATCAAAGCCTTATTTGCCAAAAAAGAAAGCAACGACGAACAACGCTTTGCCGATTTGCAACAAGCCCTTGAGTTACTTGCTGAGCATACCAAAGAAACTCAGTCAAAACTCACCGCACTTGAAAGCGATTTGCAACAAAATCAAGCCCTGCTCACCGAAGTGCAGAATGACAATCAGCACATTAAAGCACAATTTGCCGAGCTTGAAAGCAAACCTGCTCAACATTACACCGCACGCCCACGCATTGCGGGTGAAAAAACTCACGAACACTTAACCGATTGCTAAGGAACTTTTATGCGTAACGAAACCAAACAGAAATTTAATGCCTATGTTGCACGCATCGCCGAGCTTAACGGCGTAACCGTAGATGACGTAAAAGAAAAATTTACCGTTACCCCAAGCGTAGAACAAAAACTTGTCGAAAAAGTGTTGCTTAGCTCACAATTTTTACAATGGATTAATGTAGTGCGTGATCCACTAATGGAAGCGGAATTAGTCGGTTTAGATGTTGCCGCAGCCATTGCTAGCACCACGGACACCAACAGCAAAGACCGCGAAACCAAAGATATTTCTTCAATGTCTGGTCGCCGTTATAAGTGCGAACAAGTCAATTTTGACACCCATATCCCTTGGATCAAGTTAGACCAATGGGCAAAACACCCCGATTTCCAGCAGAAATTGGCGAGCCTAACCCAGCGCACCATTGCCTTAAATCTCATTATGATGGGCTTTAATGGCACAAGCCGCAGCGAAACTTCTAATTTATCGTCAAACCCGAAATTGCAAGACGTCAAAAAAGGCTGGTTGCAACAATTACGCGAAGATAAGCCTGCCCACGTGATGAATGGCGCAAGCACGGGCAACAAAATCAAAGTGGGTAAAGGACAAAGCAAGGACAATGGTTATGAAAACATTGATGCCTTGGTAATGGACGCGGTGAACACCTTAATTGATGAAGTCTATGCTGATGACACCGATTTAGTGGTTATTTGCGGTCGCGAAATTCTCAACGATAAATACTTCAATATGGTAAACACCGATTTGAAACCAAGTGAGGATTTAGCCAGCCAAGTGATTATTTCACAAAAACAAATTGGTGGTTTAAAAGCCATTCGCGTGCCGTTCTTCCCTGCGAAGTCTATCTTGATTACACGCCTTGATAACCTTTCACTGTACATTCAAGAAGGTTCAATGCGCCGCTTTGTGATCAACAATCCAAGACGCAATCGCATTGAAGATTTCCTGTCGCAGAATATCGATTACAAAATCGAAGAATACGGCTGTGCAGCCTTAATCGAAAATATCACCTTTGAGGATAAAGCAGAATAATGGCTGAAAGATTGTCGCCCGCACAACGCCACTTAATGGAAGTTTCCGCAGCTGTTGCCCACGCTGCGGAACAGGAAGATTTAAGCCAATACAGCGAATATGAAAAACTCTGTCGCCTATTGGCTCGCCATAAGAAAAACCTGAAAGAACTGCAATCTAACGAGCGTAAAGCGGCATACAAAAAAGAAATCTTGCCAAACTATTTGCCGTGGATTGAAGGGGCGTTGTCCGCAGGTACAGGCAAACAAGATAACGTGTTGATGATGTGGCTGGTGTGGGCGATTGACTGCAACGAATATCACCTTGCATTACAGATTGCCCATTATGCGGTATTCCACGATTTGCGACTGCCCGAGCCATTCACACGCTCCCTTGGCTCACTGCTTGCAGAAGAATTTGCCGACAAAGCCAAAGCCGCAATGGCAATCAATCAGCCTTTTGAAGTGGCTTATTTAGAGAAAGTGCAAAATCTCACCGCAAATCTTGATATGCCTGATGAAAGCCGAGCAAGATTATTGCGCGAATTAGGATTATTGCTTGCCGAAAGCCAACCAGAACAAGCCCTAGCTTACCTGGAAAAAGCCCTAAGCCTAAATCAAAGCATCGGCGTAAAAGGCGAAATAAAAAAATTAAGAAAACACCTTGATTTAACTTAACAACCGAACATTTCACGCCACAGCTGGGCGGATTAATAGTGCGGTGAAAAATTTGCAAAATTCACACCGCACTCCCTTAATCCCCACCCAGCTATTTTTTAAGGATCGCAAAATGTCTGACGGCTCAATCTCAATCAAACTCGCCCCAGATTACACAATGCCTGCGGTGCAAAACCAAGTGGAAAAGGTCGGAACGGACGAAATCATTCGCAATGACGGTTTTTTCCCTGATTTGTCGCTGGCAGATTTTCGCAACCAAGCCCGCGTGGACGGCACGGTTACCACCGCACGGCTGCAAGATGCGGTGATTGAAGCAATGGCAAGCGTGAATCAAGAACTGGCAAGCCTTAAACCACAAGATAGCGACAGCACGTTTTATGCTATTGCTTGCCCACAAATCAACGGCGAAAGCCTGATGGTTTACCGCTACCGCCGAGCCGTAACCTGCTTGGCATTGGCTAACCTGTATGAGCGTTACACCAGCTATGACACCACCAATGACGGCGAGAAAAAAGCCGAATTGCTCAATGAAAGCATTGATGAGTTACGGCGCGATGCCCGCTTTGCCATTAGCGATATGCTTTCAGTGCGCAGAATTAACGTGGAGCTGATTTAATGAAAGTGTATGCCCAACAAAATGACAATCTTGATGCCATTTTATACCGCTATTTTGGCAATCCCCAAGGTTGGTTGGAAATCACCTGCGAACTTAATCCACATCTGATGCACTTACCAATTTTGCCACTGGGAACAGAAGTGATTTTGCCCGATCCAGATACAGAAAACGTCAGTGTTGCACAAGATAGCGTGCAACTTTGGAGCTAATAATGCACGACACCACAACAAAAGTTTCGTACACGGGGGCTGGGTTTACATTTTTTATGGGACGTATCGCCGATATGTTTAGCAATATTAATTGGGCAGATGCTGCCTCAATTGTGGGGATTGTAATGGGGATCGCCACCTTTGCCGTGAATTGGTACTACAAGAAAAAAGATTTTGAATTGAAAAAACAAGAACTGGAAGGACGAGCCAATGCAAAGAAAACTCACTAAATGGGCGTGTTCCATCGCTGCTGTAGTTGCGCTTACCGTCGCATTGCACGGCAAAGAAATTCGCACATCACAAGCAGGCTTAATGTTGATTGGCAATGCGGAAGGTTGCCAACAGAAACCTTATCAATGCCCAGCAGATGTCTTAACCGTAGGCATTGGCACAACCAATGCCGTAGAACCCATTAAACGCAACAAGGTTTACAGCTTGCCTGAAATCGCCAGTTTGTATGCCAAAGGTATCAAACAAGCGGAAAAATGCGTGATCACCTATGCCAACGGCAACGCAATGCCACAAGGGGCGTTTGATGCCTTGGTATCCATCACCTTTAACATCGGCTGCGGTAAGCTCAAAAATAGCACCTTATTTAAAATGGCGCGCCTTGGGTATAGCAAAGCAATGTGCGACCAATTCCCACGCTGGGTTTATGCCAACGGAAAAGTGCTAAAAGGTTTGGTTGATCGCCGCAATAAGGAGCGAGCCAGATGTTTAGCTTTTTAACCGCAAAAGAAAAAGGGTTGCTACTCATTGGCCCGATCATATTAGTGCTAATTATCCTATTTCAGGGCTGGCAAGCGACACACTGGCACGAACAAGCCATCAAAGAAAGTCAGCTCAAAACCCAGTGGCAACAGGCCTATCAAAGCCTAAATGACGATGTGAAAAAATTCACCGAGCAACAAAACAAGCTGATTGCCGAGCTAACACGCCAAAAAGCCGAAAACAGCCAACAAAACAAGGAATTACACAATGCACTTAACCAACACAAAAATTGGGCTAATCAGCCTTTGCCTGCTGATGTGCAACGCCTGCTCAACCCAAACCGTGCCACAACCACGCCCGATACTTTGCCCACAAAGTAATGAGTGCGGTATTTTTTCCGCACAAATTCGCACCAATGGCGAGCTGGCAAAGGCCTATGTGCAGGCACAACAACATTTGGCATTGTGCATCACCGAAAACCAAGCCCTGAAACAGTGCATCACCGAATTTAATCAACAGGATAAGCAATGACAGACAACCTAGACCGAGCGCAACAAATCGAACAAATGCAACGCGAAATCGCATTAAAAAAGCACCGCACTTTTAAAGGCGTGAGTGCGCTATATTGCCAAGATTGCGATGAGCCAATCCCAGAGGCAAGACGAAAAGCCCTGCCAGGTTGCACCCGTTGCACCGAGTGCCAAACGGTTTTTGAGCAACAAAAACGGAATTTTAGCCGATGAAAAAACCAAACCAACTGCGCGCCGTCCTTGAAAAAAGCTACCCTGATTTTGTCGCCAATCCCGACAGATTACAGCTTTTTGTCGATAACGGGCGCATTATTGCCACAGGTGGAAACAGCTTAAGTTTTGAATATCGCTACACCCTTGACATTATCGCCACAGATTTTGCCGATGATCTCGCACGCCTTATTGTGCCGATTGAGGCCTATCTCAAAACTAATCAGCCAGAGCTTTTTGAAAACCCAAAACGGCGTGAAGATGGTTTTAGCTTTGAAGTGGATTACAACAATAACAACACCTTAGATGTCGCCTTTAAAATCCAGCTCACAGAACGGGTGGTCGCCAAGAAAACAGGCGAAAACGAATTGAATTTGGAATATGCCCCAGAACCACAATGTCTTGATGATCAAATGTTGGAACAATGGCAGGTTTATCTGAAAAAACAACTTATTTTTGAAAGTGCAACCTTAAATGGCAACCATTGAAGAAGTGAATACAAGGCTGAATGCCCTGATCAATAATCTCAAGCCCCAAGCTCGCCGAGCCTTGGCGCGAAACATCGGGCAACAGTTACGCAAAAACCAAGCTAAACGCATTGCGAGCCAACAAAATCCTGATGGCAGCGCCTTTGAGCCACGCAAACCACAAAAACAGTTACGCAAAAAGAAAGGCAGAATCAAACGCAAAGCAATGTTTGCCAAAATCCGCACAGCCAAACACCTACGTTTCCGTGCGGAAACCAATGGGATCAAAGTAGGCTTTAACGGCGGCACGGCTGCCATTGCCAACATACACCAACAAGGCTTAAAAGCCCGAGTACGGAAAGACAGAGATTACAAAGTGCAATATGCCCAGCGTGAATTGCTGGGCTTTAGTGATGAAGATAAGGAATTGATTGAGGAGTTGGTTATTGAGCAGTTGGGTTCTGTTTAGATAAACGCTCTTTTTCTAGTCTGGCTTTAATTGTTGCACTGTCATCACCAACAAACCAAACTAGTGCAAAAAATGCAGCAAAAACGCAGAAAGAAATTAACAGATTTTCAGTAATCAACCATAGCACTAAAGCGGCTACAAAAAATAAAACAATAAATATTGCAGCTCTAAAAATAAACGGTAAAAGCGACACAATTAACGGAAACAAAATAATTGATACTGCGACAATTACGGAAATTACTATGCCAATCAAATATATGATAGCAAAGAATGCAAGAATAACTCCGATCATATTGTTCTCCTTAGTTGCATTATTTTTGTATCAAAAAAGAAAAGTTGTCAATAAAAATCGAGGTTGAGAATGAATAAATTACAAATACAAGTGCTATTAGGTGCTGTAGATAAAATCACTGCACCATTGAAGAGTATGGATAAAGTGTTAGTTGTTAGTTGATAGTATTTTTTGCTTTGATGTATTTGCGAATAATATGAAGCCAATAGCAATACACGGCAAGTGCAAATAAAGCAAGAAAGATATTTATTTCTGATAACCACAGAATAGAACCAATTATCAACATATATAAAAAGAGCGCAGGAGCGGCAATGATTAGCGATACAATAAACGGTGCTGCAATTAAACCAAAACCAATTGCTAAGCCTAATAAACCAATTGCAAGAATAAACAGAGAAATTAGTGTAATCATCGTTCGCTCCTTTATTTAGGAATAATTGTTGAACTAATTTATATCAATGTCAAATTAAAAGCGAGTCATTTATGAACAATTTGCAACTTACCGTTTTGCTAAATGCGATTGATAGAATTTCAGGACCGATAAAAGGGGCGAATAAAAAAGTATTGGAGCTTTCAAGGAGCTTGAAGGAACATAAAATTGTTTGTAAAGATTTGGTTAAACAGAACAATGAAAATGCGGCAGCAATAAAAAAATATGCTACTGCAGTCAATCCTTTGAAAAATAAATTAGCATCACTTAATTTGGAGCTACAAAATGCTCAACAAAAAGCGAAAAAATATTCTCAACAACTGGCTAATGCACAAAATCCAACAGAACAATTCAAGCAAAAGGTGTTAAATGCCGAAGAAGTAGTTAAAAAATTAAAATTTGAACAAGCTGAAACAGCTACAAAATTAAGATTAGCAAGAAAAGAATTAAATCGTTCTGGTCTTACGGCAAAATCATTAAGTCAAAGACAGGATGAATTAAGGAAAAAACTAAAGTTAACTAATCAACAAATCGACCAACAAAAAAAAGCACTTGATAAATTAAATACAAAACAAGCCGCTTATAATCGTTATCGAAAGCAAGTTGAGAATTTAAAAGATATTAGCGGAAAAGTGCAAATGATAGGTTCTCAAGCTTCTGCGGCGGGAACAACAATTAATATGCCTATTATGAATTCTGTAAAAGATTTTATGTCTTTTGAAGATGCAATGATAGGTGTTGCACGCCAAGTTCCCGGTTTAAAAGATGATGTGGGGAATTTTACTGGTGAATTTGATATCTGGAAAAAGAAAATTCAAAATTTATCAAACGAATTACCTTTAACAACAGTTGAAATTGCGAATATGGTTGAGGCTGCTGCCAGAATGAATGTTCCTAAAGCAGAGTTAGAGGATTTTGTTAGGCTGAATACTCAAATGGCAGCTGCTTTTGATGCTGTAAACCCAGATGAGCTGGTTGAACAGTTTGGAAAAGTATCAAAGAATTTTAAACTTTCTTCCTTAGCTTCTCGTGAATTGGCTGATGCAATTAATTACCTTGATGATAATGCAATCTCTAAGGGAACGGAAATCATCGGTTTTATGAATCGTGTTTCCGGCGTTGCTGGAATAGCTAAAATCAGCGAAAAAAATATGGCTGCATTAGGATCCACGTTGCAAACGGCAGGAGCAGCTGAAGAACAATCAGCAACAGCAGTAAATACTATTTTTACTCGATTAGCTTCAGCAAGCAAAACAAAAACTATTAAAAAAGCATTAGCAAAAATGGGATTAAGTGCTAATAAGATTGAGCTTGGAATGGTAAAAGATGCACAAGGCACTTTAATGAAAATAGTTGAAACATTGAAAAAAATGCCGAAGCAGAAAAGACTTGGTTTAATTGCTGATTTAGTGGGGACAGAGCATACTAAAACACTGGCATTGCTCGTATCAAATACAGAGGAGTGGCACAGACAAATCAAACTTGCTAATAATGAAGAGGCTAAAAATTCAATGGGGCGTGAATTTGCAACGCGGATGAAAGCCTTATCTGCAACTTGGCAAATATTTAAAAACCGATTATTTAATTTAAGTGCTACTATCGGAAATACATTAGCTCCTACCCTTAATACTATATTAATAAAAATTGGAAAAATTGTAGATAAGATAAAAAATTGGATAATTGAGAATCCTAAATTGTCATCAAATATATTATTGATTGCTTCATCAATAGGAGCATCATTAACAGCATTTGGTGCATTAAGTATGATATTAAGTTTTATTCTTTATCCGATAGCAAGGTTAATTCTAGGTATATCTAAATTTAATATGCTTTTGCCAAAATTATCATCTGGTCTATTTGTTGCTGGTAGAGTGATTTTAAGGGGGTTATTGTCGCCATTAAAATTAATTGCTTTAGCATTTTCGCCTATTGGTGCGGTCATCATAGGTGCAGCAGTTTTAATTTATAAATTTTGGCAACCAATCAAAGCATTTTTTGGCGGA